TGCTGGAGTTAGCACGAGTGCTGCTTGCTGGAGTTAGCGGTCTGCTAACGCTAGTTCGCAGTGTGCTAACTGGAGTTAGCAGTCTGCTAACGGTAGTTAGCAGCCATCCGGCCATGTTGTGTTGTGGTGCTTGTTGTTGTTGTGCTTGACCTCGGTTAGCGCCGGCGCTATGATCGGTTGTGGTGGTCCGCATGGTGCGGACCCGGAAAGGATGGGATACATGACGACCAGCATTCACGGCATCGGCAACGCCGGCACCAGCATCGCCGTCGGCATCGCCGCCGGTCAGCATCTCACCGTCGACGTGCGCGCCGACCTGTGGGCGGCGCAGCATCCGACACTGTACGGGCTCTACAGGCTTCGCGACCTGTTCCACGTCGGTTGCGGCGACCCGATCCCGTCGGCTGTCATCGACGGCGTCACCGTCACCGGCGACGAAGCCGACGACCTCATCTGTGAGTGGCTGGCTGCGTGCGGTCGAGCGTGGATCGCGCAGGCTGAGGCGCTCGGGCACACCGCCATCGAGCTCGAATACGGTGACCCTACCGCCGGCCCGTGGACCGACGACGAGCTAGCCGCTTGGCAGCAGGTATGGGACACCGTGCAGCTGCCAACGTTGGCGGAGGTGCAGCGATGACCCGCATCGACGTAGATGACGCGGTGCGCGCGTTGTGCGCCGCCGCACAGTGGGCGGCAGCCAACGGCTGGGACGCCGTAGACGTCGAGAACGTCTGGAAGGTAGTCGACCTGCTCGAAGCCGGAGACATTGACGCCGCAACCGACGCGTACCTTTTCACCGATGATCGGGTGTCGCCATACGATCATTTCACGGACGGCGCATACCGTCACAGCCCGACGATTCAGCGTGCGGTCGAGGCCATGAACGCACTCGCGGGGGTGCAGCGATGAACCGCATCGAACCCGGCGACCTGATGGACACCGCCGAGGTCGCCGCCTATCTCGGGGTGGCCATGTCCTCGATCAGGGTGGCGTTGACCACCCCCCGGTTGCACCCGAACCTTGCCCGCATCCTGCCGCCACCGCTCCGCAAAGTGGGCGGCACCTGGGTTTGGCGCAGGGTAGATGTCGAGGCTGCAGCGGCGCAGCTCCACCGACCCGCGGGCGGTGACGTGGTGTGACCATCGGGCCCGCTACGGGCCACCCCCCTAGCGCAACGTTCGGGTTGCCTCCACGTTCACGGCGTGGCTAGGGGACCATCGGCACCGCAGCGGTGTCGAGAAGCAACAGGAAAGGGAAAGATGCAACGATGAACCCAAGCATGATCCACCATCTACCGGCGGCGGTCACGCCGACCATCTCCAGCGACGAACAGGTCATGTTCACCGTCGACGCCTCAACACTCCGCGCCGCAATCAACGCCGCGACGCCGGCGGCGTCCACCGATCAGGCGCGGCCGGCGCTGACCGGTGTCCTGGTCGAAACCTGCCCCGAAGGGGTGCGGCTCGTCGCCTGCGACAGCTACCGGTTGCATGCGGTCACCATCACCACCGAACGCGTCGCCATCGGTGAACCGTTCCCCCCGGTGATCATCCCCGCCAGCGATCTCACCCGCATCGCAAAAGGTGTGCCGAAGGTGCGGCGCGGCAACCTCGAACCGGCGGTCAGGTTCGTGCTCGAAACCGGCGGGCGTTCGGTGCGAATCGAAACGATCACCCCCGATGGGGCGTCCACCGTCCAGGTGCGGCTGTTGCAGGCCGACTACCCGCAATGGCAGCAGCTGCTCCCCCCGGAGCGGACCGCCACCGATCCGGACACTGGCGCTACCACCGTGCTGCCACCGCTCGAAGAATCCGAACCGGTCGCGTGGAACCCCGCCTATCTGGCGGATATCTGCGCCGCAGCGAAAACGATCGGGTCGCACTGGGTCAAGCTCGCCCGCCTGGCCCCGTTCGCCCGGTACACCTGCAACCTTAGGCCGGCCGTCTACACCGCCCACGGTGTCGACACCGGTTGCGATCTGCTGGCGCTCGTCATGCCTCTTCGGTTGCCGTGACACTCTAGCCGAGTGTCCGCCCCGCCCCCCGCTGCCAGGTGGGCGACGGTTCACGACCGAGGCGGGGCACCACCGACCCGAAACGGGGTCGGTTCACCAAAGGGAAAGGATGCAACGATGGACAACGAGACCAAAGACCAGCTCACCGAGCACATCACGTCGATTCTCGCCATGATCGACAAGGTCACCACCGGCGGCGACAACTACACCGACACCTACGCCGACGACGAGCACGACGACGACGACGGCCACGACGACGACGACACGCTGGAACCGACCGAAATTGAGATCACCTACACGCTCCAGGTCAACTTTACGGACGTTACCCCGGTCATCTGGGCTGAAATCCCTGTTGTCCGCGACAACGACGGATGGCGTCCGACAGGGTACGGCGCGAAGCTCGTCGGCTGGTGGGGCAACATCGGTGACAGCCGCGGGTTGCCGTACACGGTGGCGGAAGCGCTCGTCAAGCGTTACGGAGAGCTGGCCAAATGACCCGACACCTGGACACGTCGCGGCTCACCGGCGCGGACCTCGACGCCATCGCCTCGACCATCCGCGGCCACCTGCAAGCATGGCCCTACGACCCGCACACCCCCGACGACCTGACCCGCGTCGGGTTGCGGGCCATCGGCTCCACCACGCTCGACATGCGAGCAAGCGAGCTGGAGCTCGTCGACCAGATCGCACGGTTCATTCTCGACGACCACCAGCCGCCACGAACCGCCTAGACCGCCCAGCGAACGGCCCGCATCGACGCCCCCACGGCAACGATGCGGGCCGTTCACATTCCACAAGGAAACCCGACCATGCTCCACGGCTACGCCCGCGTATCAAGCATCGGCCAACAAGAACGCGGCACCATCGAAACCCAGACAGCAGCACTCGAACGCTACGCCACCGACCACAGGCAGCCCATCACCCTTCACACCGACGACGGCATCTCCGGCGCGGAAGGCATCGACACCCGCCCCGCCCTCGCCACACTCCTCGCCGACGTCAACACCGGCGACACCGTAGCAGTGTGCAAACTAGACCGCCTCGCCCGAGACCTCATGCTGCAAGAATGGATACTCGCCCAGCTGTGGCAGCGCGGCGCAACCGTCGTCATCCTCGACCCGGCCGAGAACGCTATGGTCCTCGACCCCCACGACGCCAGCCGAAAGCTTGTGCGCCAGATCATGGGCGCTATCTCCGAATACGAACGGGCGATGATCCGTGCCCGCACCGTCGCCGGCAAACAGCGAGCGCGACGCGACGGACGCTACACCGGCGGCAGGCTCGCCTGGTGGCAGCACATCGGCGGCGACGGCACCCCGGAAACCTCGCCGGAGGGTGCCGCAGCGGCGCACGTCCTCACCGTCACCCGCGCGCAGGGTGCATCGTGGCGGCAGGTCGCCGCCGAGATCACCGCCCGAACCGGGCGGAAAGTGAACGCCAAGATGGCGTGGCGATACGCGCGAGCGCTCGGCGTTGACACGGCCCGCATCGGCACATCCTCACCGTCACCGACACAACCCTGACCACAGCACCAGCATCGCCGACGCAGCACGCCACAACACCGGCACAACCCGTGTGCGGATACGGTGGGGGTGTTCCTGCTGCTAGACGCCACCATCCGGTGACACATCACCGAACAGCATCGCATCTTCACCGTGGATGCACGCCTCGCCACCAGCATCGCCGGCGACGTTCCACACGATCGCCTGCCGGCCCGATGAGGTGCGCCGCCGCCGACCAGTGTTCACCACCACCCCCACGGCCACCAGCTCGGCGCGCCGCGACCTGATACTCGACGGTGACGCCCACACCGGGCCCGCATCGAACATCGCGCACAGCTCCTCGTCGGTCATCGGCCCGAACCGGCGGTACAACCCGACGATCTGTTCCTGCACCAGCATCGTGTTCGACACGGATCGTGCCGCCAGATGCGACGTCACCGGATCAGACACCCGCGCCCGCGGCCCAAACAACGACTCCTGGTTCACAACCTCAACCCCCCATCCGTGTAACAGTGGTCGCTTCTCATCGCCCACATCCTCGCCCGCTCATACGGGCCGAACCCGCCGCGCACACCCCACAAGAACCGCGCATCCGCAACCTCGAACGACGCCGCGTCCCTACCACAATCAACACGCACCGGACACTGCTCGCACACCTCCACGGTCGCGACCCCACCACGGCACGCCGCCTCCTCATACCACCCTTCACGCGGCCCGCCCATCGCGAACCGCAACATCCACGACACCTGCAACGCTTCACGTCTGCGCCGCACCATCACCTGGCTCATCATCCCTCCTCCTCAACCTGCACCATCACCACCGGTTTCCTCCCCGAACCTGTGCCCCAATGACGACAAACAGGCGGCTGGGTTGACGCCCACACATCCACCGTCTGCCCGCACACCGGGCACCGCCACCGCAGCCACCGAACAGCACTCACAACCCCTCCCTTGTCTAATGTCATGTCGGCAGCCTCCTGCCGATCCACGCGGCGACGGGTGCTACGACACCGTTACCGCACAAACGGTAGCGATGCGAGTCCGCCAGCTCGGTTCCGTTCGCCGCCCACCGCGTCCAATCGTCGGGCCATCCCATCAACCGTTCACATTCGACGGGGGTGAGCCGGCGCACAGCATGATCGAGTGCGGCCAGCACCACCGACCGGGTGCCCGACCCGAGGTCGTGCGGCGACAGCGTGGGGGCCACAGGCTCGCCACGCCACACCTCCGGTGGCAGCTCGCCGTCGCTGTCACGTTCCCCCGACCTGACCACTTTCACGAACGGCACGAACGTCATCCGGTCGGTGTCGCTCGACCAGCCACGGCTTCCAGAGCCACCGCCAAGCGTTCCGGCAACGTTTTGCCTCGACGTTGCGCCCGGTTCAGCACCCCTCGGGCTGCTTTCGGGCTCAAAGAGTATTTCGGGTCCACATTCGCCTCGAGGGCCTGCGACAACGAACACACGGCGGCGTCGCTGGGCCACTCCGAACCAGCGAGCGTCAAGCACCCGCCAGACCGCTGACCGTTTGGGTCCGACCACCACCCCGCAGGACCGCCATCCCTCATCGGGCACAGCGGGGAGTGCCCCTGTGAACCCCCACAGCACGGCAGCGAAATCGGCTCCGTCGTTGCTGGACAGAGCACCAGGGACGTTCTCCCACAGAACCCAACGGGCAGCGACCTGATCAGCGACACGGCATTGGTGCCAGAACAGTCCGCTCCGGTCACCATCCAATCCGCCACGGCGTCCAGCCACCGAGAGGTCTTGGCAGGGTGATCCTCCTGAAACAAGGTCAACTCGTCCATACAGCTCCTTCGGGTCGAAAGTGGTCACATCGTGATGGATCGGCACGTCCGGCCAGTGGCGGGCGAGGACGGAGCGGGCGTGCGGGTCGATCTCGCACATGGCGACGATCAGATGCCCCGCCCGTTCCAACCCCAAGTCCAGCCCGCCGGCCCCAGAGAACAGCGACAGCACGTTCACAACCCCACCTGTTCACGGGCGGTGATCTCGACGGTCACCATCAACCTGCCACCGGCCCGCACCACACCCGGAGCCGGACGCAACATCGGCTCCACCGTCGTCACCCACTCCGAGGTGTCATCGGGCCACAAGCCTGCGTCTACCAGCCCGTCAACAATCGCCTTCACGGTGGCGAACAGGTTGTGCGGGTCACGAGCCCGGCGGGTGGGCACATCGAAATGGCAGCGCACCAGCGACGGTGGCAGCCGACGACGAGACCTTCCTGGCGGCATCTGCTCGACCGCAGCCATGTGTGCGGCGTGACGCCACGCCCCGACGAGGCGGGCGCGGACACGCCAATGATGCCGGTCGTTCATCGACAGCAGCCGGGCCGGCTGCGGAAACGACACCACCACAGGGGACCGTGCGGCGGTCATCGGTCCTCCCACCGATCGGAGCGCATCAGGTGACGGGCGACCACCATAAACGCCGCCACCACCGCAAGCAGCACCATCACGGTCACTTCGTCACCGCCAGCCACAACAGATCAGCAGCCACAGAGCACTCATGCCGCCAACGAGCCTGATCCTCAACCGACCCTTCGCCCCATGACCACGGCACACCGGCAATCAGGTCACGGAACTCACCGAACGTTCCCATGAAGCAGCCGCCGCCGATCATCGGCTCGTCCAGTGAGTCGTGCGCCCACGCGGTGAGCATCCGCCTGCCCTGCCCGACAGGGCCGACCACGCCCCACCTGATCCCAACAGCCTCGGCCAGGTTGGCTCCAACCAGGTTGGCTCCTGTCAGGTTGGTTTTGGCCATTTTGGCTCTGGTCAGGTTGGCTCCTGCCAGGTTGGCTTTAGACGAGTTCGCTTTGGCCATGTTGGCTCCGACCATGTTGGCTCCGACCATTTTGGCTCCGACCATTTTGGCTCCGGCCAGGTCGGCTCCTGCCAGGTTGGCTTTAGACAAGTTCGCTTTGGCCATGTTGGCTCCGACCATGTTGGCTCCGACCATTTTGGCTCCGACCATTTTGGCTCCGACCATGTTGGCTCCGACCAGGTTGGCAGCGAACAGGTTGGCCCTGGCCAGGCTGGCTTCAAACAAGATGGCTCCGTCCAAGTTGGCCTCAAACAGGGCGGCTTCGTACAGATCGGCTCTGAACAGGTTGGCTCCAGACAGGTTGGCTCTCAACAGGTAGGCTCCAGCCAGGTCGGCCCCGGTCAGGTCGACTCCAGTCAGGCTGGCTCCAGCCAGGGTTGCTCCAGCCAGGTTGGCTCTCGCGCCTCGCGCGCCTTCCGTTCTGATCCACAGCCAGTGGGCGTCAAGAATCTCGGCCAGTTCTTCAGCGGTCATCGGTCCCCCCAAGCAGCGATTCACACCAAGACCAGTCCGGCACCCAACGAGATGACACCAGGAACTCGTCGTCAACAAACTGGAACGCCCCAAACCTGCACGCCCGCACCAACACGAGACGCAACCGCCTGTGCTCACCGCTAGCGTCGCTCAAGCCGAGCGACTCAGCCAGAAACCAAGCCGGGTAGCTGCAACGATACGTGTCAACAAGGTCGGCGGCGACGAGCTGTGTCAAGCACACAACGTGCGGGCCGAGCACACAGGTTGCGTATCTCACGAAGTCGAGGGAGGTCACGTCGACCGCCAGTGGCTGGTCGGTGATGGTTGACAGTTCACGTTCGGTCCAGCGGAAACGCAACGCAGCGGGAAGCGGGGACGGTACCTGGCTCATCGGTGGTCCTCTGGTCTGTGTTGCTTGGGGAAGCATTGGCGGCACGGTCGGGCGAACAGGTCAGCGTGGTCACGGCGCAGATGTGACCAGCCCATGATCCGACGCTCAATCCACACACCGCATAGCGTGCCGATGGTTCGATCCCCGACCCATCTGATGCTGTGGTAGGCGGGGCGGTTTCGCCTGCGGTTGAGGATGAACACCCACTCGGGTTCGTCGCTCATCACCCGGCCACCTCCCGAATCACGTCGGCGTTGAGGCCAGCGATGTTCGCCAGTCTACGCAGAGCATCCCATCCGGTGAACCCGTCGTCGGACCAGGCAGCACCATCGTCGTGAGCATATTGCAAGGCGATGGCGAGGTCGAGCCTCCCGGTTGGCCACGCGACCCCTTCTAGATCGGGGTGCACGACGGCCAGCTGGCTCAGGCCATACTTGAAACTCTGTGCGGGGTGCCCGTCTGGGATGTGGCAGCCGACAGCGCATTTGCTGCCATCCGGCGCAAGATAGGTGCACTTGCCGTTCTCGTTGACGGCCCGATGGCGCATCGAGGCCAGGTGTCGAACGGTCTTGTCGAAGTAGTCCTGCGGCGTGACGCTCATCTCTGCCTGTCCTTCTGGTTGAGGGTCCGCTCAGGGAGCGGCAGCCCAGCGTGCCGGGCGACCTCGGTGGCCAACAGCCACGCCGACCACGGGGCAGCGTGTTTGGGGTTCGTCCAGTGAGCGATCGCTTTCTCAGCGGTGTCGAACGAGCGACACCCCGCCTCGTAACGACCGCTCACGAACCGCAGCATGTAGCCCCTCCCGTCGTCGGGCAGCAGCACATCAGGTCGAGTTGTCACCCGGCCACGATCCATCGTGATCCACACCCCCACCGGCCAGCCGTCGTGGTCGGTTGGCCCAGGCTTCGCGGACACGAGGAACGGGTGGTAACAGTCTGGGTTGTTGGGGAGGACCAGCGCATCGCAAGAGTCCGGCCACAACCGCACCCAGCGGCCCACGGCAACCCCACGATGCGACTCTGCGGCCCATTCCGCCGAGAACGCGTGCGAGCGGCTGGCGTGAGCGGCGGCGTGCGAGTGGGGGCCAGCAGTCACGGCGTGTGAGTAATCACCGTATGTGGCAACGTAGGAGTCGTCGTGGCTGCTGACGACTGAAGCCCAACCAGTGAAGGTGACCCTGGCGTTCGTCATCGCTCGCTCCACCGCTCAAAGTCGGTGCTGTCAATCCACTCGTCGATCACGTCAGCGCCGGTCACCTGCTGCGGGTTGCCGTCGCTGTCGAACAGCAGCACCTCAAGAACTTCAGGTTCCTGACAGATCCAGGTGACAGCCCGCGCCCGAGCCGAACGGTCGCGAACAAGCCGGTCAAGCAAAAGGTCGTAGTCGTCGTGGACCGGGTTCACGGCTTCACCCCCCGATCCGGGTATGGGGCCGGCTCCCAGCGGGCCACCCGCCGCCGCAACAACCCGAACAGGCGTCGCAGCTGGTCACGCACATACAGGCAGTCGGCGTGCAACTGGTCGACAGGTTCGATAGGGATCATCACGCCACCACCTTCGCACCGGCCACCGCCACCTGATCCGCCAGCGACCGCAACCAGCCAGCCAGCGTCTCGCGGGACGCCGCCGACAACGTGACAAAATGGCCGCCGTCCTCCACATTCACATACGCCCTCCCGGTCGACTCATCCACCCACGACCGCAACACCTCGGTGCCGTCGATCATCTGGTGATACCTGCTCACAACCGCCATCGTCAATCCGTCTCCTTGTTGGTGTCTGTTGAATCTCGCAGCTCGGTCATCAACCCGATCAGATACTGGACCTGGAGCTGTGACAGGTCCGAGAACGATGTGACCGGCACCCCCAGCGTGTCGGCTGCGAACCTCAGCCGGGTGTCACGATCCCATCCGAGATCGTGGGAGAGCGCCATGACACGCCGCCGCTGCTCCACCGTCATCCCGTTCGACGTGTCCTCATCTGAGGGTGGTGCTGTTGCGGTGGTTTTGCGGGTTTTCGCTGCCCGTTTCGCACCCATGTCCACCACGTCTCCGGGTGCTGCTGTGTCGTGGACGGGTTCCAGTTTGGAGGGGTGGGCGTCCATCGCCCGCACGATCCCTTTGAACACGTCCCGCAGGAACGGCAGGTCCTCCAGCTCGAATCGTTCCTTCTGCGCGATTCGCAACACCTCCTCCGGGTCGACGCCTTTGCGGTCACATGCTTCACGGAACCGGCGTTCCGCTTCCTGGCGTTCCGCTTCCCGGTCTGCTGTCTGCTCGGCTGCCGGCAACGCCCCCTGGGGGTGTTCTTGCACGTCGATCACGTCGCCTTCGCTGTTGACGGTCGCCCCCAACTCGTCTGGGGTGTACGCCACCCCCAACGTCACATCCGCGAACAGGCGACGGCACAACGCGGAGACGGCTCGTGCCCACATCATGTCCCGCGGGTAGTTCCGCCAGTTCTGTTTCCCCAACAGGTTCGCTCGGCGGGCGTCGTCCATGCTGTAGATGACGGTCATCGTGTCCCCGGTGTCGGCCCGTGTCCCAACAACCTGTGCTCGTTCGTCGTTCACATCCCCTGACACCGAGTGGCCGGCGCGGCGCACCAACGCCAACATGATCTCCGGTTTGAGCGACGGGACCCCTTCGATGATGTGAAACGACCGTAACGCCATCGCCGGCGACCACCCGAAGTCTTGACCGGCGATCATCGCCAACAGCACGTTCTCCGGTCTCCCCCTGTACGCGGCGGGCACCATCGACGATTTCGCCAACGTCGCCGCCACCTGCATCATCGCGTTCCAATCCGAGATGGGCACCATCTCTGTCATCGCCTGGCTCCTTTCACCAGTTTCAGTGACCGCCCTTGCGACGGGGCGACTGTGTAACCTTTCCTGTCGTACGGAGCCCACGAGGCGACGGTCACCCCGTCTATCGTCGCTTCCTCCGCGCCTTCGTCTGCGAGGAACTTGGCGATCCTCACCTTGCACTCGTCGACGATCTTTTTGTCGGCTGCGATTCGAGCGTTCGCCGCCTGCCAATCCGCTACAGCGTCGTGCAGGTGGGATGGCAGTTCCACTGTGGGAACCTGAGGTTGCGGATGGAGACGTGCGAGCTGTTCCACGTTGAGCCCAACCCACGCGGGGATCATCCCCATGTCGATCGCCGCCAACCATTCCTCCGCTTTCTCGGTGTGATGCTGCTTCTCCCACGTTTCGACGGTTTGCTCGTGCAACGCGAGGTCCAGGTTGCCGTCCAAGATGACCCAGATGATGCGATCCAGGTTGGTGCAGATCGCCTGCTGGACACCTTGCCAATACCATTGGCGGGGCAGTGTGCCGGTCCAGTTTCTGCGGGTGGTTTTCGCTTCCACCACCAGTGTTGGGGCGGCTACGTCGCCGGCGATGCCGTCGATGGTGGCGATGAACCGTCCGGCGACATACATGCGGTCGGGTGCGTACACGTCGTGGCCGAGTTCTGCTGCGGCCCACGCCAACAGTGACGGTTCGAGGAACGCGCCTCGCCGCATCGCTGCGCTCTCACCGCCTGGTGATGGTGGGTTGTCTGCGAGCATCTCCAACGCGAGGTCACCAGGGTCGAGGTAGCGGTGCTCACCGTGGATCGCTGCGGCAGCGGACGCTGGGATGCGTCGCAGGCCGTGCTCGTCAGCCCATCTGACCGCCAACCACTCAGGGGAGCCGTGTTCGGGTTTCGGGATGGTGCGCACAGTCACAGGGTTTCTCCTAACAGGTCGGGCAGGGTGACGCCGAACGTGTCTGCGAGCACGAGCAGCGTGATGAACGTCGGATTCGCGTACGGGGTTTGCAGCGTGGTGATGGTGCGCGGCGACAACCCGGAGCGGTCAGCCAGTTCCTCGTTCGTCCATCCGGCTTGCCGCCGCAGGTGGCTGATCCGTGCCGCCAACGCCGTCTGCGCTTCACCCAACTCCATGACAAGCATCATACCGCTACGCAGTATGTTGCGTCAAGAGGTTTCGTTCGCTCCTCGACACGCTGGGTAGTCGGCGGTCTCCACGAACAGTATGTCGTCGGCTGGTGGCTGCTGCGGGAGGTGGTCGGTGTAGAACGCGGCGAGATGCTCCCAGCCGTTCATCCGGCACAAGTCGATGATGCGAGCCAGCGGCTCCGCTCGACCCGGGCGGGCACGATGAGCGGCCATCAGCTCCTCTATCGCCGTGTTCACCCCGCCCGGCAGGTATGCGGCCATCCACCCTGCCCGATACTGCGCCCACCAACGCTCCTCTTCCCAACCGCCCATCTGTGCGCGCCGCTGATAGTGGACACGAGCCTTCTCCCAGTCGCCCATGTCCTCGAAGGTGCGAGCCAGATAGAACACCGCCCGTGTGTCGCCAGGGTGTTCTTCGAGGTGATCTTCGAGCAGCCGGCGGTCGCGTTCCAGCTTGTCGGTGCGACAGCCACCATCGGCGTGGTCGATGATCCGCAGCGCATCTGTTCGAGCCGCCCGCGTGTGGTTGTAGACGAGCGTTTCGTGTGTGACACCCCGATACCGCCACACCCGGTTGCCGCGCACCAGGCGTGCGTTGTAATGCCGCCACCCGGTTTCGTGCGGCACCAGATACACGTCGATGTTGTTCGGGGTTTTGCGGAGCAGCCGACGCAGCTCGGTCGGGTCGCAGGCGATCTGGTGGTCGGCGTCCACCAACAGCAGCCAGTCGTTCACGCCGGCGGCTGTTTCCATGAGCAGGTTGCGGTTGTGCTCGAAGTTCACCCACTGCTTGCGATACAGGATGATCGGCACATGGAGCTGCTCCAGCAGCCATGCTTGTGTGCCGTCGGTGGAGCCGGTGTCGTGGACGATCATGTTGTCGACGACACCGGCGAGTGAGGTGACGCAGCGTTCTATGACACGGATTTCGTCGCGGACGATAAGGCAGGCGGTGATCCCCACAGGGGGCAGCATAGGGTGTGGGGGCGATGGCGGCGAGGCCAGCCGATCCGTGCTGGTCTCGCGCCGCCATCTAACAGCCGAGTGGGGCGGCCTATGTCCTTATCGTTTCACCGGGTCACACCTCGTCGACGGCGGCGGCGATCTGCGCGCCGACCACATCCGCTACGTCTTGGAGGCGGACGGCGGCGGTGCCTACGGTGTCGTCGGTGGGGACACCGGCTGCTACCGACGCGGGTGGCGGCACCGCCAAAGTGCCGGTGTAGGTGCCGTCACCGTAGACGACACCTTCACGCACGTCGGCGGGTACCGGCACGTCGAAGTCTACGTAGTCGAGGCTGCCCCAATACCACGGTTGACCGTTCGGGAAGCCGGTGTTGTTGGTTTCTTGATGGTAGGTGTTGACGGTGGGGATGACCCGCAAGCGGCGGGTGGAGATGGCGACGTTGCCCTCGGAGGAGTCGATGCGGTTCCCGCCGTGAACGACCCATCCGCCTGACGTGTTGGTGTCGTAGATGGCGTGGGCGGTGAGCCCGGTGCCTGCTGTGGCGGTGCCGGTGACGGTCACGAGGCGGGAGGCGTTGTTGCCTGTGGTGGTGACACCGTGGGCGTTCTGTCCGGTGCCTCCCGTGACGTTTCCTGTGACTGTCACAGACGCGGACGCTCCGCTGGTGACGACGCCGTGAGCGTTGTTATTAGGGCCTGCCGTGACGTTGCCTGTCACCACTACTGGGCCACTCGTCGACAGAATCCCACGAGCGGTACCTTGAGTTCCGCCAGACACATTGCCTTGCACCGTCAACGTTCCCGACCCCGTGACCCCCACAGCGGAAGTAGTAGCCGTCGTCACGGACCCGACCGCATCACCGATGATCGTCGCTGACGTGGTGCCAACATACTCCACGGTGCCGTTCGCTCTCGCGTTGCCACGCACCAGGCCGGTGACCGTCCGACCGTCACCCAGACTGAAGAAGCCGGAGCCGGCCTGTTGGAACTCTTGCACCGTCACATTAGCGTTGATCGTGACCGTGTGACCGTTCGCCGCGACGGCGATATCCCCCGAGCCGGGGACCACACCCCCCGTCCATGTTGCGGCGTTCGTGAAGTTCCCTGATCCTGCGCTGGTGATCGTCGCCATCAGCCAACCTTCCTCTCCTCGACCACGGTGCCAGCCGACCGAGCCTCAACCGGCGGGGCTGCGATCAACCGCTCCACCGCCGCCACGTCAACCTTCTCCGCCAACCGTGACTCATCCGCCACCACCGGCACCTTCGACTCGGTGAGCGCAGACGCCACAATCCGAGTCACCGCCGCCAACAAGTCACGAGTGACACTCGACCGGGCGTCCCCGACGATCCCGAACGGGGCACCAAGCCGCTCACCAGCCCTGGTCACCGGCTGAACAGACACCGCCACCGAATCAGACACCGCCACCGACACCTCCACCTCGTCACACAACAACGACCTGGTGGCGGTCACGTTGCCATCCTCGTCGAAGTCCTCGACCGTCACGGGGAAAAGTTCCACAGGAATCCTCACGAGTATGTCTCCGTAAATCGGTCATCCCACGCCACGTCGACAGCGGTTTCCACCACGACGGCAGGGGAGATGGTGATACGAGTGATGCGCCACACCGCCGCCGACTCAGACGACCCTGACGGGGCGGCGCCTATGTACGAGTAGACGGTGTCGAAGTCGGCGCGCACAGCCTGAGCGCCACTCGGCCCGGTTGGGCCGGTCGCACCAGCAGGTCCGGTGGCACCTGTAGGTCCGGTGGCACCTGTGGGGCCGGTGGGGCCGGTGGGGCCGGTGGGGCCGGTGGGACCAGTGGGACCAGTGGGACCAGTGGGACCAGTGGGGCCGGTTGGCCCGGTGGGGCCGGTTGGCCCGGTTGGGCCTGGAACAGTGGAATCCGCACCTGTTGGCCCTGTCGGCCCGGTCGGCCCGGTCGGCCCGGTGGGGCCTGTGGGGCCTGGGATGGTGGATGCAGCACCAGTCGGCCCAGTCGGACCAGTCGGGCCGGTAGGGCCGGTCGGACCCTGCACACCTTGCGGACCAGTCACCGCAGACGACACCAGCTGCACCGTGTCCGTGCGCCGCAACGTCAACACCATGTCGTTGCTCACCGCGTCACATCCCCCACGATCCGCACATCACCCGCCAACAACGTCGTGATCACACCCCCAGCATCCTCCTCCAAATCCCACACATAGTCACCCAACCCCAGCTCGGCGGTGTCAGACGCCGCCGCCACGATCTCCAACACCCCGCCAGGACCGTTCGTCACGGTGCATGTGAACTCAAGATCAACCGTTTCGGATTCGGTGGAGCGACGCAACTGCGCCCGATACTGCCGACCCGAGATGTTGACCGGCAACCCGTCCTCGTCAACATGCTTGACGGTGCGCGACCACGAATCGCCGCGTCGCAACACCCACGGATGATCAACCGTCATCGGGCTACTCCACCTTCGGAACGTGTTTCGCTGCCAACACCAGCGCGAGCGCCGCCGCCACGTTCATCACAAGGTCAAGCCACAAACCGGCCTGTTCTTGTGTGACGAACCCGTACGCGGTGAGCAACGCGAACAGCGAAGCCAACACTGTGTAGACAGCGAGACGCAGCTGCGGGGTCATCGGTCCTCGATTCTCTACGGTTTGGTTGCGTCCCTCATGCTAGCCATCTGGTGGTGCTGGTGAAGGTCACAGCGATCCGCCTTCCAACTCGGCTACACGGGCGCGCAACTCGTCCAACTCGATCTGCATCGCTTCCATCTGCTCCATGCACCGGCGTTCCGCCTCGACCGCCCGCTGCTCGGCGGCTATGGCACGCTCCAACGCCAACCGCAGCTCCTCGATCTGCACATGCTGTTGTGCTTGGTCGGCGCGCATCTCTGCCAGCGAATCCCGCAGGTCACTGACCAGCCGCGAGTAGCCTGCCGCCACCGACTCGGGTGCTCCCGTCTCCACCCGTTTCGACCGCAACGCCAGATAGGCGACGACCACCGCCGACGCCGCACCCGATATCGCGG